TAAGTATCACTATTATTATTAACTTGTGATTGTGTACCTATATTAAACGAAGAAGAACCAAAAGCAGTTACTCCTTGTGTAAAACTTGTATCTTCTGATGCAGAAGTATTAAATTCAAGTGCAGCAGAAGTTCCTCTTGTTGAATCTTGTACTGCCCATGATGCTGCACCATTTCTCCTTTTAATCCATACAGCATCAGATTTAGAACCAGATGATATTGTTCTTCCACTTCCATTACCTGTCCATATAGTAGCACTAAACAATTTCTGTGGANAATTNTCATCAGTTTGTGCAGGGTCTACTGCATCTGCTGTTGGGAGGTTGGCAGAACAGAGGGCTAAGAAGCCTGTAGGTGGGGCATATTGAAAGCTACCATAACCATTTTCATCTGTTGCACTACCAGCACTAAAATCTCCTGCTCCTGTAGAGTCATGTCCTGCGTTTATATTCATGTGTACTCCTGCATTATCCCCACCACCAAAACTACAAACAATATGATATTCTTCTGTAGCAGAAATAGATACAGTTCCATTTGTTATTAACACATTATCTAAATAACATTTTACTTGATTAGATACTCTGTCAATAGTCATGGCTAAAACTCTAGCTGATGTTGTACTAAGACTACCACTCCAACCTTGTCTAACTCCATTAACAAGTGCATTAGTTAGAAAATAACTAGGAGTATATCCAGAAAATAACATACCATTCATAGATGAATTGCTTTCAATATTAGTACCTAGATCAACATCTGGATTTGCAAGACCAAATATAATATTATAATTAGCTAGTTGTAATACTAAACATTCTACATAAAACTTTGTTCCAGTAGGTATACCCCAACTTGTCATAGAACTTCTAGAATTTGTAGCTCCAGAAAATCTAGTATTACCTTCACTTAAATTAACAGCATCTTTTATTAAAGGAGACCATAAAGGAAAATTAGCATTAGCTCCACTACCAAAGGTTGGAGAGTCTAATGTCTGATCATGCGCTGCTATATTAGCTACTGCCCAATCATTATTGTTTCCTGATACATCATTACCTAATGCTGAAGAATCTGCAAAATCTAAAAGATGTCCTGCACTTCCCCAAGTAATTCCACTACTTAAATCTTTAGGAATCCAAACTCCATTTTTTTCTTCTCCAAAAACAGTAGGAGCTAATGTGCTTCCGTCAACATATGCCCATTGTGCAAAATAACATTGAATAGGATAACCATAATTATAGTAATCTCCTATTGTCCAAGCACCAGCAGTAATTCCTGGTAAAGAAGTATAAGAACCTCTATTATCTGTATTATAACTAGCTTCTGTTCCATTAATAAAATATTTTAATCTTTCACTATTTGTTCCATTATCAAGGTCTGCTTGTATATGGATATTGTACCATGCAGAAGTATCACGAAATAAATTATCTGTACTTAAAACTATAGCATTGCTATTTGTGTTTACAATCATTAAAGAATCACCTGCTGTACCACCAGCTGTAGGAGAACAAAATTTAAATTCTTGTAAAACAGAACCACTTGTACCATTTCTAGGAGTAAACCAAGTTAATGGTCTAGCACTTGAAACTGGATTAGTTCCTTTTATTGCTGATCTTTTAATCCAAAAGTTTAAAGTCCAATGTACACTAGAATCAACAGTACCAAATGTTCTTGTTAATCTGCCATTGTTTGATGAGGTACTACTGGTTGCTGGTACACGAACACTTTTTGCTATTTGATGGTCATAAAAATCATCAGCTGCACCACCTGAACCAGCAGCACCCATTAATGCTTGTTTGTTAGCTCCTAAACTCATTATGCCATTGCCAATCCTGCAGCAAATCCAAAGTAGGTTGTGCCACCATCAAAAGTTGTAAAGGTTAAAATATCTATCCCAGAAGTAGTTAATGTAGGAGCAGTGCCTCCTGCCCATTTAGCAGAGTTTCCTCCACCACCATTTGCTCCTGCTTTAAATGTAATTGTACCAGCTCCACCATTTGTAATAATAAGAGTTAAAGAATTTGATTGACTTGCTAAAGAATTTGTAATTCCAACATTAAATGTTCCGCTACCTACAGTAAATGATTGAACATTACCATTTGTTAAATCTAAATCAAAAGCTCCTGTTTTAGAACCATTAGCATAAACTGTTTCCGCATAATCTTTCATTTGTGCTTGTTTTACTACATCATCCGAAAGGTCAACAGCACCTGTTCCATTGGTTGCTATAGTAATATCGCCATTAGCTCCATCTGTAATTTTTATTGAGCCTGAATTTGTCCCGCCATTAGTGTCTAATTCAAGGTCATAAGCTCCATTTGAGGTAATTTTACCAGAAGCTGCGCCACTTCCTATAGTTACTTCACCTGTTCCGTTTGGTGCTAAAGTAATAGCTCCATTTGCTGCATCTGTAATTTTAATGCTTCCAGAATTTGTCCCGTTATTTGTATCTAGTTCTAAATCAAAAGCTCCTTTAGACGTAATTTTACCAGAAGCCGCTCCATTTCCTACTGAAAATTCTCCTGTTCCGTTTGGTTCCACTCGAACATCGCCGTTTACACCATCTACAATCCTAATAAAACCAGAATTTGTGCCAGAATTTGTCTCTAAAAGTAAATCATAAGCGCCATTTGAAGATAAATGACCTTCCTCAGAGCCATCTCCTAAATAAATAAGGTCAGATTTTAATTCTACATTTCCTGTACCATTTGGAGATATTAATATATCGCCATTAGAATTTGTACTTGAAATAGTGTTGCCAGAAATAGAAATGTTATCAAAATTTTCCATATCTAACTTATCTGAAATAGAAATTACTTCGTCACTACCATCTGCATATATTATTTGCGCTTTGGTACTAGCTACTGTTACTTTTGCTGCCCCACTTCCTTGAGACATAAGAACACTATAACCACCAGTAGTAGCATTTTGAATCATAAAAAACGCTGTTGTTGTAGCTGGCGCTATAGTTATTGTACAGTTTTGACTTAACGTTCCTGTAAATTTAATAACTCTATACATACCATTTTGAACATTATTAGCTCCATCAGTAGGAGAACCTGCTCTTACCGTTAAAGTAGCTGTAGAAGCATCAGATAATGCTACTGAAACATAAGACGCTATTCTATCTAATATATCTACATTATAATTTGTTGTGTTTCCCCAGGTACCAGACTGTTCTCCTGTGGTAATTTTTTCAATACCGTAATTTGTTGAAAATGTTGAAGCCATTTTATTCTCCTATGCTGCTATTTCTGTCCAACCTGGAGATTGCGTATCGGTTATTTCTGTCCAACCAGCATTTTGACCTGGAATTATTTCCGACCAAACTGTTGGCGTACCTACTAATCCTTGCGCACTTACTCCTAATACACTTATTAATACATCAGGAACGTTAACAGTGCCAATATGGGATGTTGTAAGAACACTAGATACCGTAGTTGTTACTCCTGTTCCTGCCGTAGTAGTAACACTATTTACTGTAGATGCAGCACTTACTGACGTTGCGGTTACAGAAATACCTGTTCCCTGGGTTATACTTACAGATCCTATACCCGCTGCTGCTGTAACAGGAGTAACTCCAAAACCTAAACCAGTTTGAACACTAGATACTGTGGCTGCAGCACTTACGCCTGTAACCGTTACTAATTCTTGTCTAACAAAAGCTGTTCCTGTTTGTCCTACGGCCTCTACTCCAGAACTGACACCTACTGTAATTCCGCCACCTTCAATAGTTGTTACACTAGAAATAGAACTAGACATCAATAAAGCGGTAGCACTGACAGACGTTCCTGTACCTTGAATTACAGTCACACCTACAGGCGTACTCCAACCTCCACTACCCCATGTAGAACGTCCCCAACCTCCTTCAGGAAATACATCTGCTGTAACACCTGTTACAGAAACTGTTATAGATTGCGCTGCCGTAATAGTAGGACTACCAATAACACTGGCTGCGCTTACACTACTTGCAGAAACTGTTACAGGTAAGAATTCTTCACTCCAAGGGCCACTTCCCCATGTTAAACGACCCCAACCAGCATTTAAAGTACCTTCAGTCGTTGCAATTCCGCCCATTCCTGAGTGATTTGTACAGTAATAGTATAAATTAGGAGTCGATCCTCCAATTACTATTTGTGTGTAGGCTCCTGAACTTCCTGGTGTACCTGAAGTTGTTACATTAGTAGTATATTCAGAGCCTCCGCTATGTGTTCCATCAGAAGTAGTTGAAAAACGCAAAGGATGACTGGAATTAGAACCCGCTGATTGGTCAAACTTGTACGTAATCCCTTCAAATAAATTTAAAGAAGATTGTTGGTTACCGTTAATAAAGTATTTGTTACCACTACCAGTACTGACAACGGTAACAGTATAGGTAACTGTTGACATTCTATGCTATTCTAATTACCGCGTTATTTGCATCATTTGTTGGATACTGAATAGTAAAATCTCCACTACTTGAAGATTTATTACCTCCAAAATCTAATACACAAACAGAAGGTTTAGCAGCATGAGTAGTTGTTCCGCCTGTTCCTGCTGTAGACAACGTGTAATTGTAAATAAGTGCACATCGTGCATTACTTATAGTAGAAGAAGCCCAGGTTGTATCAGCAAAGTCTAAAAAAGCTGTTGCTACTCCACCTGAATTATCGGCTAACCCTAATGTAACGCTTCCTAAAACTAATCCACCGGCTGCATAAACGCCACCGCTGTCTGTAACTTCATTAGTGGCTGTATAACCTGTTAAATCTTGGTTAGCGTCCGTTCTACTAGATGTAAACATCGCAATATAAAAGTATCTGCATTAATTACTGAAGATCCTGTGCGCGAATGACTTGTCCAGTAATGTATACCTGCGGTTATTTCTTTTTTGTAACTACCGGTCATTGCTTGTGCTATGGCCATATTATAATCTCCTTATGATTTCGGCCATATCACCATGACCTTGTTTGTTAAACATTGCCCAAAGAGTTGTTCTTTCACTTTGCGCCATCTTATTCATATAATAAATAAGAATTTCTCTCAACTTTTCTCTATGAGCAATAGCTTGATCCCGTATGACAGGTGGGGCTGTATCACTTACCATCATTATCTTATTTAAAGCTAGTTCAGCTATTTGTTCCGGACTGTGTCCTCCATTATCTGAAGTCATAACCGTTACACTGCCAATATCACCACTTCCATCTGCTTGCATCATTACTGAACATCCCTTCGTAAGTCATCATAACGATAAGAATCTCTAGTGTTTTCTCCTTCACCAAGGTTTTTAAGCCAATTAAGAGCTTCCATGTAACGATCGTTATAAAGTTTTAGTAAATTGTCCTCACCTTTCATAAAAGTATACGCTTCAACTAAAGAACCATATAATAAAGCTAAAGAAGCATTAGTTCCTAACCACGTTTCTCCACTAGCTTCTGTAGTTATAGATTTAGGACGATAAAAATAATGCAATTGCATGTCATAAGCTCCTGTAGGAGGAGGTGATAGTAAAAATGTTGTGTCATTCCAATCGGCATAATACCCTGGCATACCTGTAGAGGTACTATCTGGGTTATAATCTTGTAAAAAAGTTACTTGTTTATAAAGCAAAAACTCTACGTTAGAACCATTTTTTACACTTAAAGAAAAAGGCGCTAAAAAGTCTGTAGGTTTTGATAAAAATTGATTACCGGCACTTGTAGACCCTTCTGAGTTTTTTCTAAACACGGATAACTGTACTTCTTTTAAAATACGTTCTTCTGCATTTACTATAAAAGTATTTAATTGACTAACAAAAGTTGTTTCTTCGTTTTGTGTGTAATCTTGAATTGCTGTTTTTAATGTTGTGTATGTAAATGCCATTATGCCTCCACTATAACAGGGCCAGACGAAACGTCACCGCCTCCGCCTAACGTTTCTCCGGAGGTAGCTGTTTCTCCTCCTGTTGCTGTAATTGTATACGTGCTACTTGTTACTACCGTAACCGCAAAACCACTAGATGTCTCAATCATGCTAGTAGAAAAGCCATCAAAAGGTGCTGACTTACGAAATCGTGTTATATCACCCGTAGAAAAACCATGTCCTGGTTGTGTAATAGTAATCGTAGTAGAACCAGCAGTCCCAGAACGAAAAGGATTAAATCCTAATAATACTTCTACAGGAGGTTCTGTTCGAGCCGGACGACTAATACGTAAAGCTTGCGGATCAGGTTGAATACGTGGAGGACTAAGTTGAGGTTGTTTAGCCTCAAACTCATCAGGTCCTACAAGTAACCCATTCCACTCTAAAATCATGGTTTTAAGAGGATATTCTCTTCCAGACCTGTCTGAAATTCCTTTAGCATATTTATTACTAGCAAAACGAGGCATTTTAAATCCTTAATGACTGTTGTGTTGGTACTAAACGTAAAGCAACTCTTTCACTATCTTCAGAAGCTGCTCGTTGCCACTCTTCGTCATACATTTGTTTTAAAAGTCCTATTCTTTGAGGAGCACGTTTAACAGCTAAATAATAAGAAAGTCCAGCAACTAAACACGGTAAAAAACGAAAAGGAACATCAGGAGTATTTTGCGCCGTACCTACATCCTCTATACGTTTTACACGATAATAAATTAATTGATCTGTTGAGTTATTAGGAGCAGGCCAAACTGTAATTGTAGGAGTTATTTGCCTGTCTATATAAAATTGAGTAGGTCTTCCCTGAGATGTTTTATCAGGAATAGCAAGATAATCTCCTCGGCTTATTCTTCCTATTGATATATCAGAACCATCCCTACGTATAACCGCTTCTAAAATATCTACCGTAGCTTGTGTATCGGATAAGCTAGGTACAGTTGTTACTCCTGTCGTAGTTCCACTTGTAGTTCCTGTAACATTATCTGTTACCACAAAAGTTCCTACGGGAACAGTAATTGTAACGGTAGTTGCTGTAGGTTTAGTAATAATTTTAGCCGTTGCTCCGCTTACAGTTCCTGTAATTGTTTCGCCAATAGTTAAATTAGCCGAAGCCGCTACGGTTAAAGTAATAACTCCTAAAGGATACTCTGAAATAGCAGAGGTTGTAGAAAGCTGTGCCATACTTTGAGTTTCTTCTTCCACAACCCAAAGATTTAAGCCACGATTAGCCCAATCAGAAAATAAAAGATTTAAAGAGCGACGTGCTGTTTTAGAATCATAACCTGTACGTAATTCTAAACCACAACGTTCATAAGCTTCTTCAATAATTTCTGTTATACTTAAATTAAAATCTACAGTTCCTGAAGTAGCCATGCATTTATCCTTCCGCTATTTTTTTAAAAATACCTTTTGCAGGAGCTCCATCTTCCCCTGGTTTACGCATTGTTTCTCCTGATCCATCAGCAATTCTTTGCCTTTTAGCATGAATATTGGCATAAAGTCCGGCACCGCCTCTTTTATATTTCTTTTTAGGACGTGCGTCAGGAGAATGAACTCCACCAGACATATACACATATGCTGTGTCACCAAGATTTAATTTCTTTTTCTTTTCATTTCTTGCCGAAACGTTAGCTACAGAATTAAAAGTTGCCATAAAAACCTCCTATGTATTACCGTAAATCTTAATGCATTCTAATATAATAGTATAGGAATCATTAGCAGCTTCATTTTTTGTTCCAAAATATACATCGCCATTAGCTCCGCCTGTACCAAAAGTAGTAGGATTAGGAAGCCCGCTAAAACTAGAAAATTCTAAGTTGTCGCTGTAATTTTCTGGAAGTTGAATTGCCATGACTTGTGTTGTAGCAAACCAATTAATAATAACATTTAAGCCTATATTAGAATACCAAATTTTATTTATGCGTACTCCTATGCAATCATTTCCATTGACAGGATTTTTAGAAAGTGTTGAAACATCTATTTTTTTAACAGGTGTACTTTCACCGGTATCAACATATGTGTGAACAAAAGAAGCTACAAACTTCTGAGGGCCATCCATAATGATTGTATTGGTGTTTACATCAGCCATGATTTATTTTCCTTTATTTATTAAACATTAGTTAGCAGGTGTATCCCGTAGATTATTAGCTTGTATATAAGTAATTGTAACAGTTGCTTGACCAACAGTTGCTGTTGTTCCTACTGTTATAAGTGTAGCTGTAATCCGAGTATCTTGATCCACACGATCCATATTATCAAAAGCGGAAGCTTGTTGTGTATGATCTGCTGCAACTTTAGCATTTTGAGCAGAAGTATAAAAAGCTGCTGTTGCTCCACTTGAATCCGTTTTACCAATCGACATTGTTGCACTAGTACCTGCATTACTACCTATTGCAAAACGCATTAACACTTGAACTATCTGTGAGTTTTTTGGTATTACAGCAACATTCCATGTTTTGGTACTAGCTGCTTCTGCCATGCTAATCATTATTGACTGAGTCATAGCTACTTGACCTGTGTTTTTGACATCTTTGCCAAGTGTTACACCTGTAGTATTAAGTAAAGATCCTGCTTTAATAGGACCTAAAAAAGTTGTATTCGCCATTGTTACCTCCTCATAATTAATTAAGTAGACTCTTTACCGTCGTCTTTTACATAATAGTAAATAACGCCTGTGATTGTTCCTCCAGTAGGAGCAGAACCACCGTGTCCACCTACAACTTTAATTCTTTCTGTAGCTGGTACGCCTACATCTCCTAAGTCAACACCAGCAGTGCTATCACCGCCCCAGACAGTTAGTACTGCTCCTGAGTCTGCGTCTGCCGCATCTAAATATCCATCTGTGTTAACAAAAGTTGTGCCACCATCATAGTCAGTATAACCCATATCTAATGTAGGGTTAGTTCCGCCAGTTGCGTCACCATTAAAACTAATACCTAATACTACTGCATTTTTAGGAAGAACTACTTTTCTTGTATCGGTTGCTGATACTTGAACATCCTGACCTGCTGCTACAGTTGGTACTAAATAAAATTGAGCCATCATCATCATGCCGCCACAATAAGTTTCTCTTTTATTGTCACCGCCATTTGAACGAACATTACTCGTAAATGTTGTGTTAGCCATATTTACCTCCTCATAAAGGGTTTGCTTTTAGCGTCTTATGAGTATCTGCTAGGACAGTCGCTAAAAATTATATATTCCCTAGAAAATGGGGGGAACGTTCCCCCCATTCAATTCGTCTTATGATGTTCCTGGAGATCCATAAACACAACGTGGATCTGAGTAACCGTAGCTGTAACGCTCACGGGCTTTAAATCTTACGTTGCCTGTATCGAAATCGCCTTCCATCTTAGTAGACATGCTTAAACGTTCAAAGTGAATAAATCCACGAGGAGCGTCTGTCTTAATAAACCATGCGTTTGCATCGTTTAAGAAGTGATTAACTGTGTAACCCTGTGGAAGCATTCCCATGTTTCTCGTAGCGTTAACATCGTTATCAGCAGTCCCAGGACGTAATGTAGACTCAAGAAGTCTATCAGCTACGAACTGTAAGTTGGATGGAACTATCAATTTAGTACCTTGTACGGACACTTTTAAACCACGTTCGTCAACGTAACCGCCTATGTCTATTAAAGCATTTTCAAGACTAGTTTCGTTAAGGTCAGCAGCAGTTACAGGTCTATTAGCAAATGTGTTACCAGTTACCAATGGGTGAGATGTATTAACTAAGCTTACACCATCGCCACCTGTTATAGTAGCTGTGAAAGCATCGTTTAATATAGTTGCACCTTTAACCTGTTTAGTGTGTGCCATACTTCTTGCTAAAGCTTTTGTATAACGAGAAGCTAGACGATCATAAAGATTATCTTCGATCGCTTCTTCTGTTATTGAGAAAGCTAATGCAATTGTTTCGTTATTATACCTTGCAGTATAAGCTTCTTGTGCATCGTCAAATGATACTGCACCACCCTCGCTTTTAACGGGTGCTGCGCCAAAACCAGATAGCATTACTTCTTCTTCGAATGCTCTTTCTGATGATTCTGTATCAAAGATTTCTGCCGCTTCGTTTTCATACCTGTTATACTCAAGACCAAAAAGGGCGTTGAGTCCAGGTTCTAGCTCTTTGGCGAGCTGTGCTCTAGATATTGCCATGTTTTAAGTCCTTCCTATACGCCAGTTGTTGAAACGGTACCTTGGACGATAGATCCAGTAGGTGCGTTAAAGTGGTTATTAATACGAACGACTAAGCCAATTCCTACAGCAGTAAAATCTGCATTTGCAGGATCGTCTTCAATGCCTACAATACGTAGAGGAAAAGTGTTAGTTGCTGCTGCTGTGCTTAGATCAACACTAGCTGAAGAAATACCAGTAGTTGTAGAACCACTGTTACCACTTGCCATTTGAACATTAGAAAAAACATCAGCTCTTACTAAAGCTTCTGTTGCTGCACCAGTGTTAACACTAGTTGCTATT